GTACGAAGGAGTGGACGACAATCCCGCATACAACGTACTCTATCAGAGCCACAGTTTCAAAGGCCCGACCTATGGGTCTGTTTAATAGATTGACGTGGAGGTTCACAGGTCTAACGGTCCAAGGAGCCAAAGCTCGTTATGGAGAGTTAATCGTCAAGGTAGCTAGGGAGTCATCATGGCCTGAGGCACTACAGTATTATTGGGATAGCACTGGTGCAATAGAACCATTGGAACTAAGGAGGACTTGATGTATAATCACTAAACTTACTTTAATACCAAGGTATCTCAGGAATACCTAAGTATCACTAAGGTACTAAGACTCTCCCTGAACGGTAAGGAGATTTTAGCATGGAATTTAGCTAACGTCTACCACTGTTACACTTTGTTACAACTATGGAAACTATTATGAAATCGACATTTAAACTTAAGACCTCAATCATCCTTTTAACCTTAGCATCGCTCACAGTCGCCTGTGGTGACAAGGCCCCAGCACCTCCCTCCGATGCAGCCTTTGCCAATCTTGAGAGTCAACGGGGGATTGCTAACGACAACAGCACCTATAATGCTTTGAAGTGGAGAGCCGAGAACGGTCATGAGGACTTAAACATCTTATCCCGTGGTGATTCTACCCAGCAGACTCCTTGCCCTCAGGGCGATGGATGGGCCTCAGTAGACTTGATTGACAAACAGACTAAGAAAGCTCAGGTCAAACTCAAGTGCTCTACGGTCAGTAGTGGTGTTGGTTGTGTTCCTGAAGGCGACTTCAAGGCCCGAGCAGTTCTGGCGAGTCAAGAGAACTCATGTAACATGGGCATCCCTTCGATTCTGAAGAGGATTGAGAAATGAACACAGTAGGAATATTTGCAGGCCGAGGTGATGTTATCTTGATGATGTTAATTGCCGGGGTCTTGGGTAGTATTATCGGCTGGTGGTTACGCTCTAAGCGATATCAGGTACAACAATGGCAGTTCAATCGTGCGATGGCAAAAGCTACTAAGGAATAATTATGGACAAATCATATAAACAAATGGTACTACATAATGGGCGAGGGACTGCCACTGTACGCCAAGGATTTAAAGTATGACTCCCGTAAAGATACACCAAAACCTCACCGACAAGTATGGAGTCATGACAGTCGTATTCGAGAACTCTACGGTCTGTATTCCATTGGTACAGTACGGGGCTGTGGTCCTCGGGTCTGATGGTAAGGCTATGGCCTACCACAGCTTAGAAGCCTGTAGAGAGTTCCTACTGTCGATACAATCGCTGGAGCAGGCCAAAGGAGTCGCTGTGGACTACAAAACCACTCCAGCACACCTATGGATAGCGAAAGCTATGCAGCCAGAGGCCAATTCAAGCCCCGTTAAGGGGCCTACAGGCGCTTTAAACAAGACCAAGGTGGCTAAGGTAACCCCAAGTCGTTCAAAGCGCTCTGCGGTCCTTAAATCAAAGGTTGACGTACCTGCAAAAGCTGTGGTAACATCTAAAACCAAAGCAAGGAAGAGTTAATGGCAAATCCAACATACTTTGGAGCAACCGAGGCCGTAGAGGCTTTGGACGCTGCTTGGACACAGAACACTATGGTTGCGGTATTGTTAAAGTACCTCAGCACTAACGGACATCATCGAGTCGTAGCAGCTTACGAGGCTCGAAAGTCAGAACTAATTACGGAGGGCCTAAGTGGCTAAACCAGATGAGAAAGCATTAATTCCGAGGGTTATCGGGCGACTAAAGTGGGCCGCAGTTAATTACCTTGGTCGGCCTTTGACGTCACAGGAGCTGGAGACCTTTACAGCTTACGTCATGGCTACCATTAGACACGAGACTGCGGCGACCTTTAAGCCCATCAGGGAGCGGGGCGGGTCTGCTTACTTCACCCGACTGTACAATCCACGGACAGCCGTAGGTAAGCAACTAGGGAACCTCACAGACATGGACGCTGTGGACTTTGCCGGAGCGGGGTACGTCCAGATTACAGGTCGGAACAACTACCAGAGGGTTGGAGTGCTACTGGGGCTTGGGGATAACCTTGTCAAGTTCCCGCATATGGCGCTTCACGCTGATGTCAGTCTTGCCATTACCGTTGATGGTATGCTCAATGGATGGTTCACAGGTATGAGTATGCCTAAGGCACTTAAACGCTATGGCTCTGACTTTGAGCAGTGGCGACGAATCGTCAACGGATTAGACAAAGCTATACTCATTGCTAACTATGGTCGAGAGTATCTAACTGAAGGGACTGAGGATGTGGACATTCAGCCTTTAACACTTGATTTACTAAAGGCCATAGGCCAGATTAGGAAAACATAATGGACATTGTTGACACCTTACTTGCTTTAGGAATCTACGGCTATTTCTGTTACGCTGTAGGCCGCTTCCTAGGTACTAATGATGAGTGACTTCGTACAACCAGCTAAGATATCTGACTGGACCGAGTTCACCAAAGGCCCTTGTGTGCTGGAGGGCTGCGGCTCCTCTGATGCTGCGAGTATATTTCGTGACGAGACTATCGAAGGTCTACGCTATAAGTGCTTTAGCTGTGGCAAGCACAGTCGTAAAGACGACAACCCTACGGACGCTGAGGGTCCTGACGAAGACTCCAGCGTTGAGCGTGTACTTGTAGCAGATAACGCCAAGGTCAAGTTCCCTACGTGGGAAGACAAAGGATGGTGCTCGGCTAAAGAGTGGCGAGGGATTAGTCCTAGGGTGATGAAGAAGTTCAAGGTTGAGGAGAACTCCCGAGGACCCGAGAAGGTTTTAAGTTTCCCTTATCGTAATGTCGATGGCGCTGTGGCTTTCTCGAAGATGCGTGGCACGGCCACTAAAGACTTCATGGCTGTGGGTAAGGGGGGTGAGGCCTTGTTCGGTCAGTCATTGTTCCCTGTGGACTCTGGCCGCTCCATTACCATTTTCGAAGGTGAAGCTGACGCCTTAGCCGCCTATCAAGTACTGGGGGAGAAGTTTGCTTGTGTGTCTATCAAGAATGGAGCCACAGCAGCCCTAAAGGACTGTCAGAAGGCTTTTGAGTACCTGAATGGCTTTAAGCAAATCATAGTGTGCTTCGACAATGACGAGGAAGGTCGTAAGGCGACTGATGCTGTCTGCGGTCTCTTTGGTCGTAAGGCTGCAATCTTTGAACACGCGATTGACAAGAAAGACGCCTGTGATTACCTTGTTGCTGGGGCTACTGTAGATTTTGTGGCTCGGTGGTGGAAGCCAAAGACCTATGTGCCTGACGGTATCCGTAACATCCTAGACATCGTGGGCGCTATTGAAGAACAGGCAGAGCCTCCTTTAATGCCTTTTCCGCACCCAGCAGTCAATAGGGTTCTCAAGGGAATCTTTAAGAAACGTATGTACCTCGTGACTGCTGGTACTGGTACGGGTAAATCCACCTTCACTAGGGGGTTAGCTTACGAAGTCTGGAAGCAACTCCCCAGCACCAAGATCGGGCTAATGTTTTTAGAGGAATCAGCCAAGGACACCGTGACACACCTCATTGGTAAACACACAGGAAAGGCCGCACATCAACCTGACATCCTATGGGAGCCGGGAGAGCGACAAAAAGCAGCTATGGAGCTGGCGGAGGGTGGTCGCTTTGAGGTATGGGACCACTTTGACGCCTTGGACTCTAAGACCGTGCTTAAGCGTATGGAGTACATGGTCAAGGTGCTAGGGTGTAATTTCATCTTCTTGGATCACCTAAGTACTATCGTGGCAGGCTCCAAGGAGGACAATGAACGCAAAGAACTGGACCAACTCCTGACAGAGCTTCGGCACTTCGTAGAGGGTACAGGAATCACCATGTTCACAGTGTGTCACTTGACCAGAGATTCCAAGGCCCCCCATGAGAATGGTGGAGAGATTCGTTTAGCAGCCCTTAGAGGCTCGGGGTCATTAGGGCAAGTCCCTGACGTAATTATTGCCATGGAGCGTGACCAGCAAACTGAAGACCCGGAGATGCAGGGGGTTGTGACTATTCGAGTTCTCAAGAATCGCCCTACGGGGACTCTAGGGGTCGCAGGGTATTCAAAGTATTACATTGACAAGGACATCTTAGTTCCTTATTATCCAGATTCTGGAGAAATAGCTTTATGATTTACATTTTAACACTGATCCTGATCCTTAACGGACCTTCGGACTTACTTGTGGTATCCCGTATTCCCTTTGAGACAGCCGAGAGCTGTGCTAAGGCTATGGAATCTACAGGCCTCAAGCACAACTTACCTGAGGGGGTACTAAAGGCGACGAAAGCCTACTGTGAACCTGTGAGGTCTGCGTAATGGCCGCAATTACCTTAACAGTAGATAACCCCTTTGGGATAGGAACAGGTCAAGACCCTACTAACGCACCTAAGCCGGGTGTTAAACTATCCGAGAACTTATGGATTGACCCTTTGACTTCGGAGGTCCAGAGTCGCCCACAGTTTATATGTTCGATGATTCGTGGAGGAGGCTCCCCCGGCAATGACGTTAGCGTCAACAATGGATATGCAGCATCTACAAAGTATGCTCCGCAGATGTTGGCCCCTGTTAAAGGAGAACCTACGTCACTGAAGCCTCTTTTGGGGGTCTACCTGACTAAGGAGTATTACGCAAGTGTTACAGGCTTTAATACTACTAACTTCTATAATGGGATCATTACAGCAAACTGGCAAGGACCTTCAGGCTTTGGTTTCCTGTTTAATTACACAGGGGTAACAACAAATCCCGGTAGTATACTATGGCAGGAGGATGGTCATTGCTTATTGCCCACGTTCACAGTAGTCTCAGGTGCGAGCATAGTTAGGCCGTTCTTTAACTATACTACCCTCTCTGGTCCTCGGGACTTTGTAGAACCAGCAAGGACCACCGCCTACAATGTCTTTGCCCAGTGGACCTATGATAACGCAGCAGGGTCTATAGTTTATACACCTTTAGTTATGGCATCTCGACCTAACGGAATAAACATCATATCCCACTGTGTTCAAGGTGGTCGCCTTTGTGTACTCTATGCTGATGGGGTCATCTATACGTCAAATACCGGTGCTACAGATTTTACAGCCGGAGGAGGCTCTATTACGTTGGTAGGCTCTGGGGCTAACAATACCGGAGTATCCTTCACAGGTATCCACGCTCTCGATAAAGACTTCATCGTGGTCACTGGGGTGAACAACAGCTCTATATGGCGTCTGGTGGGTGCTGATCTGGAGCTGGTTAATGTGGTTGAGACTGGGGTAGCCTTTTCACAAGCTGTGGTGGCCGGACAAGGAAGACTCTATGCTATCAACGGCGAGGGTTTAAGTGTATTCTCTGAGGATGTATTCAAGAACTCCTATACACCTTCCAGCATAACTTCTGCCCAGAATGAGATCATCAAGAAGTTCTATAATGGAGTTCGTGGTGCTTCAGTTGCAGATACTGGCGGACCTTTAAATGAGCAAGTGGCTGATCCTATCCCCTCTGACTATTACCTTCAGTCGGTCTACTCAGCGACATACAATGCTTTGTTCTTTATCGACTTTACTAATCGCAGAGTCCTCTATGTCTACTTAGGCTCAAGCTCCACCCCGATCTTTTGCTCTATCTGGACCCTAACCTTCAACCCTAGCTTTATGAAGTTTCGAGGGTTGTTGAACTTTAGTAGTCGAAGAAGTGGAGGTCTAACTTCTGTACCTATGATCTTTGGCGTGGAGCCTTTCTTTAATCAAAGGCACTACCTAATGTTCTTGGATACCCCTGAGTTTAGGGCACAGGTGTCCGTGGATCAGCAAGCTAAGTTACCTTTAGGTTCTGGCTTCCCCAACTTCTATAATGAAGAGGCATTTACCAGTGTTTTCGACACAGGATCCATAACCCCAGTACAGTCGAACGTGCTATACTCAGGCTTGGACTTAAAGGAGATCACGCTAGGGATGACATGGGAGCGCAGAGCTGACTATGATACTGGACAGCCTGTGGTTACTGTGGGTATGATTGAGGACCGTAGGGCTTTAGCTCCTGATATCATCAACACTATACCCCAACAGCCAGCAGATACTCAGGATGTCTTAGCGGCCTTGACAAACATCCCAAAGTTGCCCTATTATCGGTACATGCCAGATTCTAAGCCAGTTCGGGTGCCTTATGTCCGAGGCAGAACTGATGAACCTCGAATAATTGTTAACGTAGCAGATGCTGGACGATTTAGGGTATCCTTTGGGAGCCTCAGTCTAGTTGCTAAATACAGTAAGAAACGGAAAGATACAACAGAATGAACATAGCTACACAATCACCGACAGACCTTACGGTTCTCCCTTCAGAGTACATAGAATTCATGACTAGACTACAGACCACACCAGATACAGAGGTGGTGGACATTCCAGTACAGCATGACCTCCATGGTGGTCTCTTGGCGCGTACAGTGTTCGTTAAGGCTGGCACCGCAGCTATGGGCTGTGTACATGCCGTAGATAGTTTAACAATTATTCAAGGGCACTTATACCTACGGTCTTCCACAGGAACAGATGAGGTTAAAGGCTTTGGGGTCTTCCCATGCTCTGCGAACCAATGGCGTGCTATATATGCCGTAGAAGACTCTATCATCACAACCGTCCTAAAGACAGAGTACAAAAGTCTAGTGGACATTGATAAAATACAGAAAGATTCAGTCATGAACTATAAAGACATCGCAAGTAATATTCTACCAATGGAGTTAACATAATGTCGTGGGTAGCACTAGGCACTGCCGCTGTCGGGGCTGTGTCGGCCTATAGTAGTAACAGGTCGGCGAACAAGAGAGCAGGTCAACAGGTCGCGGCAGGTCAACAGGCATCATCCGACCAAGCAGCTCAAGCAGAGCGTATGCGGTTTACGCCTTATGCGGTCACTAATAGCTTTGGTCGCTCACAGTACACCACTGAGCGGGAGGCTCAAGGTAACTTAGACAAGCTACAGCAGCTTCAGGACCAAGGTATCAATGTCCAGAACTCTACAGGGGTGGGTCCTAATGGAGAGACAGGCTTTACACACGAAGGGCAGTTCTACGCTACAGCGCCTCAGGCAGGCTTTAAGCTAAATGACAATGTACAGGAAGCTATTAAAGGTAACCAGCAGGCTGGTAGTTTAGCCTTCCAGCAAGCCCAAGAGCGTGCCAAGTACTCCCCTGAAGACCTAGCCAGAGACCGATATGCTCGATACTTGGACTTTGCACGACCACAACAGCAGTCCGACTTTGACAAGCTCCTAGGGGGCCTAGCGACTAATGGACAGTTAGGATATAAGAATACAGCCACAGGCACTAACCCGATCATCGAGAGCTTTAGTCGGGGTTTAGCCAATAGTGACCGTCAGCAGTTCAATCAAGCAGTCAGTGATGAGCAGGCGATTACCGAGCAGTTGTTTACGCGGGGACGCCAAGGATTCACGACAGCCAATGGTCTTGATGGTCTAGGTTCACAGGCTTTGAGTCTAGGGGCTGAGCTAGGTGGTCGTTCAAGTCAAGCTGGAGCTAATGCTGCGGGTCAGCTTAATGAGGCATCCAAGACGGGTCTAGCTGCCGCAGCACTTCAGCGACAGGCGGGGGATGCTAGTCAGGCTAATAACCTCGGCCTAGCTAGAGACCTATACAAGGCCATTCCTGATGGTACTATTCCGAGACTCTTTGGTATTGATCAACCCGCAACACAACCCGGTGGATTCTATACCCCTGATGGGGTCTCAGGTACTGGGGGATATCTATAATGGAGAAACCTACACAACTAAGGCAGACCCCAGCACCTACGGCTGCACAGTACGACAACAACCTGTTTAATATCCCAGACCCTAATGCTATTGCAGCGGCGGAGAAGCAGGCTATTCAGGCCCGGAACTACAACCAAGCTGTCCAAGAGGCTGAGTTTAGTCCGGCCCAACGACTACAGGTGCAGCTCACAGGGCTACGGCAGGATGCTGGACAAGCGGTGACTAAGGCCTTTGGAGGTGGAGGTGAAAGTGCTGCGGTCATGGGAGCCAGAGCTAAGGCCCAGAAGCTCATGGCTATTGCACAAGGAACTGCGAGTATTCAGAACCCATTAGAACGTTTGAAGGCCATATACAGCAGCTTGAATGAACAGGGCCTTCCTAACGAAGCTGAGGCCGTAAGGCAAAAGATTATGGATGCCGAGAAACATCAGCAGGACTTAGCGGCTTCAGGGGCTGAGGTCAAGAACAAGAATGCAGGTACAACTAAACTAGAGCTTGAAGCCGCTCCAGAGGAGCGGTTACGGCAGTCTCTTGGAACCGCAGGATATCCTCAGCCTGTCATCGAGAAGGCGCTGGCGAACTTTAGGGCTTCTGGTGGTAAGACCACTGGAGATGCTACCGTAGATCAAGCGCTGAGAGGGGAGTCGCAGTACTCCGCGCCTAAGCCTTTAATTGACCCAACGACAAAGCAAGTAGTCATTGAGGACGGTAAGCCTATCTATGTTCGTGAAGTCATCTCAGGACCGAATAAAGGCAAGCAAGAGCAAGTCGCAGCCCCCGGTACGAAGATCACTAATAACAACAATGGAAGCATTTCAAATACCCGCGAAGTAGATGCCTTTGACAAGAAACTGAAGCTAGCTGAATACACTGACAAGAATCTCGAATCTGTGGTAAAGAGTAAAGCAGCAGTAGAGCTAGGGATGGAACAGGTCAGAGAAGGCCAGAGAACTGGCAACATTCAAATGCAGAATGACGGTCTGACTTTGATGGGCCGAGGTATTGCTGAGTATGGTGCTTCTAACCAGTCGTCCGCAGGTGAGCGAGCTGAAGCTCTAAAGTCTGTGGGTTTGCTTAATAGAGCACGTGAATCAGTATCTAAGCTAGTCACAGGGACTAACACGGATGCATATACCAAAGACGCCCTAGATAGGTCTCAACTTATGCTCGGAACCATGGGTAATACCGTACAACGTAGGACCGCTGAGATTCAGAGTAATTTACTGGACACAGGAGTCTCAGGTGCGGTTATCACAGGTGCTGGGTTAGGTCAAGACAAGGACAAAGTAGCGACCTCGCCGAGGACATCTACCAATCCTAAGGACGCCCGAGTCATGGGACCTAACGGTATGAAAGCTCTTAACGACAAGCGCGCAGTGACTGATAAACCAGATGGTCAATTAGTAAGCCCTAAGGGTGGGCTTCCTTACATCCTGCGGCCTGATGGCAGTCGAGAGTACAAATGAAGCTAAACATTCAAGGAACAGTGGTCGAAGTCCCAGACAATTGGTCGGAGGACAAGATCGCCCAAGCGGTTAGTGAGACCAAGGCCAGCCTAGCAGGAGCTAAAGCCACTTCGGCTCCTGTAGAAGCCCCAGCCCCACAAGCCAAGACAGCTCCAAGTAATACGGAGTTCTATCTTGACCGAGCTAAGAAGGGGCTAGGGGGTACTGCGGAACTTCTAGGTGGTATAGTCAGGGGCGGCGCTTCAGCCTTAGGCATGACCGACGATGCAGCTCCGGGTGCTACGGCAGGGGAGCGCTTCGGGGCAGGTTTCAAGCGCGTCACGGACGCCAAGACCACAGCCGACCAAGAACTACTTGGAGTACAGAACTTCGCACCTAAAGATGGTACTCAGAAGAACCTCGGTGCTTTCGTCGAAGGAGCTACTGACGCGGCCAACTTCGTACCGGGCTTGGGACTTGCCAAGGCTGCTATTGCTGCTAAGGGTACTGGAGGTGTTATCGCTCGACAAGCACTCACAGGTGCTGTGGTTAATGCACCTAGGAATGCTATCGTCGGCGGTGCTGCGGGTATGGGTGCGACTGTGGGTGTAGACGTAGCTAAAGACATGGGAGGTGGAGAGACCACTCAACTCGTCACAGGCATCTTGAGTGGTCTTGCGGGTGGCTCGGCAGGAGCCAGAGTGTCCGCAGCGAGTGCTATGGGGATACAAGCCCTGACTAAGCATGGTCGAGCCGCTATGGCCGCTGGTCCTGACTTCATTGCCAAGTACGCTCCCGGTCTAAGTAAAGGCAATACCATAGGTGAGAACTTAGGGGTCCTGAAGGCTGCTGGGACTAATGCGGTCAATGATCGAGGTCGTGTTCTGGCGAATACACAACTACAAGGTGACCTGAAGCAGGCCGTAATTGAAGGTGGTGATATTAAGCCACTGGATACGGTCTTGGCTGAGAATAAAGCCTTCGGTGATGAGATTGGAGCACCTATACCTATTACGGCCACTATGGGGGACAATCGAGCAGTCCAAGAGTTAGTGGGCGAGGCCGCAACACAGCCACAGTTCAGGGCCGATATACGTGCCCAGACCGAAGCAGCTCAAAGTGCTATGGCAACCAAGAGCAAGGAAGTCTTCGGGGACAGAGAGACCGCCATTAATACCCTTGATGAGGTCATCCCAAAGTCTACGGTAGCACAGGAACAGTTAGTCAAGAATCTTGATGAGGCTAGAAGCAAGAAGGACGCCTTAGAGGCTCAACTCGCCAGCGGGGCCAAGACCTCGGAGCATTTGGGTAAAGCCATTAAAGATGCTTACATCGAAACCAAAAGTGCAGCACAGAAAGTATTAGGTGATAACTACAAGAGGACTGTTACAAGTGCTGCTAATCGCGGCGAATCTATAGCACCCGAAGTCTACGCGCCTATCATGGGGCGTGTCCTAACCAAGTCTGCTGATTCGTTAAAGTTCGCTAATACAGGTGAGGTCGGAAAGTGGCTCGGGGTCTTAAAGGAAAAGGTTTTAGCCGGGGAACAAATGTTCCCGCAGGAAGTCAGCGAGTTCAAGATAGCCGTTAATAAGGCCCTACGTAAACCTAATACGGACACTGGGTATGTTAATGAACTAGAAGATATAAAGCAGATGATCGTAGGCAAAGATCTACAGGCGAGTGAGTTGCGTCCCGATGGTACTCCTCTCCTCCCTTCTAACGTCCCACTTATACAGGGAGAAGGCCGAGGTGTTAAGCGGATTCCCGGTCTTGTGGATATGATTAGTCCACAGTTTGCTAAAGAGTTAAATGCTGCTGACGCTCGTTACGCTAAAGAGATGGGTCATGACCTATTATCCAAAACAGGTAAGTCCATAGGTCGAGAGGAGTTCGCCTCTAGGTTGGTTAACATGGTCACGAATCACCCAGAGTCAGCCACACAAGCCATCAGAGCTATGGGAGCTAGAGGTGAGTCACTGGTCAAGGATGCCTTGATGACTCGCTTGGCAGGCGCTACAGGAGCCACGGGTGACGTTACACCTAAGGTCATGTCCAAGTTCATGAAGGACTATTCTGAGATCATCAGCAAGGTTCCGGGGCTTGGAGAAGAGCTAGGCAACGCTTCAAAAACACTAGAGAACCTAGTAAACTCGGAGATTCGACTAAAACAGGAATTTGCTAATGCCGCTAAAGATGACATACTGGTTAACTTCAAGCGTACTTATGCTCCTAGTGACCCTCGGGCTGCTGGTGATGTTACCCGGAAATACTCAGACTCCACACAATTGGCTGAGGCAGTTCGAACGGACCCCAGTACTCTGAAGGCTTTCATGGTTCAATACGGACGAGACAAGGATGCTGTGGAAGCTCTTCGAACTATTATGTACCAAGACTACCTGAGTAAGCCTAATGCATACCAGTCGCTTATGGCTGACCTTAAAAAGAATAGAGCCTTAGAACCGTTCTTGGCTCCCCGGTTGGACAAGTTAGCACAATATACTCAGAAGGCCGAGCAATTGGCGAACAACAAGGCGATACCTTCAGGCTCTGTACTAAAGAGCACGGCCAAGGACTCTCTACAAGAGCTTACCGGGGTTGATGTGGGTCAGGTCGTAAAGACTTGGCGAAACATGATCCAAGCGGTACAGACCAAGGGCTTTATCACCTTTGGCCTATTCGCAGAGGCCGCAGCTAAGAGGGAGAGGGCAGGCCTACTAGCGGATACACTACTCCAGCCGGGGGTTATGGAGAAAGCTGTGGAGCAACTAACGTTGGCTGAAAAGGCTAAGACTGCTGTGGATGTTGATAAGCACATCAATGCTGGTACGAGTTTCATCCGTAAGCTCCTAGTCCCGACTAAAGGGGACTTGACCATTAGTGTGAACCAAGGTTCTCAAGCAGCCACAGGTGAGGATCAAGTAATTGACCGAACCGAAGCTAACCAGAGGCTTGACAAAGAGCAAGCAGACCGAAAGGCTTTATATGGTGGGTAGACCGAAAGGATCAATAACGATCCCCGAGTTGGGTAAGTCTAAGAAGCCCGGACCGAAGCCTAAGGAATTGGTAGCCAAGGTTGCTAATGCCGTAGGTCGCCCTCCGGGGCTGAAGGCTAAGTTAGCAGAGCTTAGGGCTAGGCTGATTCTGACTCATGGTGATTCTGTCATGAATAAGATCGTCGCTAAAGCCTTGAACGATGGGGACAAGGACCAAGCCATGATGCTGAAGCTCCTATTCGATAAGCAACTCCCCATGGAGGACAATAGCACCTCAGAGACTTCTATCGAGGTAGAAATCAATGATGTAGGTAAGGGGACTACAGTTACTGTGACGACCGGAGGAACTGGGAGAGTGACCAGACCGCAGGCCGACGTGGTTGACGTAGAGATGGTGGAGGTTCCTGATGGCAAAACTAAGCCTTAACCTACACCCTGCCCAGCGAATGATCTGGGATGATCCCTCACGCTTTAAGTTCGTAAGGGCTGGAAGACGCTTTGGGAAGACTAACCTAGCTGCTGCACGTTTAAGCCTCAATGGGCTGACAGCCAAAGCTGGGGTAGGTTTCTACGTTGCTCCTACCTTTCAACAAGCCAAGGACTTGATGTGGTCACCGCTCAAGCAGCACCTGAAGCCCTTTGGGGCTGTGTTCAAGGAGAACACTGGAGTTGTGGAGTTACCTAATGGTAACGTTATCATGCTTAAGGGATCAGACAGGCCAGATACCCTTCGTGGTAATAAGCTGTTTGACTGTGTGATTGACGAGTACGCTGACATGAAGCCTGACGTGTTCGAGGCCATCATTAGGCCCTCATTGTCAGACTTGAAGGCTGGTGCTTTAATTATTGGTACGCCTAAGGGCCGTGACCATATGTACAACTTAGAGCAGGCGGTGCTTGACGATCCTGAGTGGTCAGTGTATCATTTCACAACATACGATAATCCATTTATAGACCCTGCGGAGATTGATGCAGCTAAACGAATGCTTTCTACATACTTCTTTAAGCAGGAGTATCTGGCAGAGTATGCGGTATCCGAGAGTGATCTGTTTAAGGCTGACTGGATACGAGAGTCTTCGGTAGAACCTAAGCAAGGGGAGCACCTAATAACGGTAGACCTTGCAGGCTTTACAGACTTTGAGCAGAAGATTAGACGTAATACCCCTAACCTTGATGATACGGCGATAGCAACGACTAAGGTAAATGGCGTAGACTGGTGGGTTAAACAGATTGAGGGCGGTAGATGGACCACAGCAGAGACAGCTAAGAGGATCATCACAGCCGCCAAGGACGTGGAGTCTAGGACCATTGGAATCGAGAAGGGTGCTTTGTTTCAAGCCATATGGACTCCCTTACAAACTGAGATGAGGGACCAGCAGTACTTCGCTAGAATCTTAGACCTTACCCATAATAACACTAAGAAGATAGATAGAGTATTATGGGCTTTACAAGGGAAGCTAGAGCATGGTAGAATTAAATTCAACCCCGGAACATACTTAGATAAGTTTAAGGATCAATTGTTTAACATGCCTAGCCGAGCAACACATGATGACTACCCAGACGCTTTGTCTCTGGTAGCTCAGCTGACGAACGATGGTGTAGGTTCTATTGATCCTAACGACATGATAACCGACTACTTTGAGGCAAGAGATGAGTAACATACTAGATTACACCGAAGGCACTGAGAAGCCTAAGCCTTTGAGGCCAGAGCATGAAGCTAAGATACTCGGGATTATCCAGAGTAACATATATGCGTCGGTTAACGACCTTCAATCATGGTATCTCCAAGATTGGGATCGCCACGAGCGCTCCTACCGGAGAATTTGGGACGGGGCTGATAGCACCCGTAAGTCAGAGCGAGACCAGTACGTATCTAACCTGACCCAAGCCGCTATTGACGAGCGTATTGCAGAGATTACCGATGCAACCTTTGGATATGGGCGATGGTTCGATCTAGTCAATACGCCCACCAGTAAAGCTAACTTTGACACTGAAGAGCAAGCAGGAGGTGGTGATTTAAACGTTGAGCGAATCTCCAATGTACTCTTCGAGCACCTACAGTCGCAAGGCGTGTCTGATGAGATTGAGCAAGTAGCGGCCTTAGGTGAAATCTTCGGAACCGGGATTGCAGAGCTGGTCATTCAAGAGTACACCGAATACACACCAGAGCAACGCCAGAGGCCTGATGGAAGTATTGAGCACGGTACAACTCAGGTCCGCAAAAAGCGTGTAGTCCCTGTGGCTATTAACCCAAGGAACTTCAGAATACCTCCGGGATCGACGGATATCGACTCAGCCCCTTGGGTCGCTGTAGAGAGTTTCGTCCCGACCACGTACATCACTGATGGTGTGAAGTCTGGGATGTTCCTAGACCCCGGCAGTATCCCTGACTACCCACAGCGGTTTGAGCAGCTGCTGGAGTCGGATCAAAAGAAGTGGCCTCAGCGCTCTGGGCAGGTACTATTGTGCCGTTGGTTCGGTAAGATGGAGAAGGGTCATTTAGATGGCTCGAAGTCCAAGGACATGGTTGAGGCTGTTGTCTACGTCTTGAACCGCAGTGTTGTGATTCGAGCCATAGCTAACCCCTATATGTGCCAAGACCGTCCCTTTGTGGCTTACCGACCTAAACGCATGGTAGGGAGGTTCCACGGTATCGGGACAGCTCAAGACCTACACAAGGATCAAGTAGCCGCTGATGGGCACTATCGTACCCATAGTGATGCTTTGGCTTATACTGCTTACCCGGTAATGGGTACAGATGCTACCCGAGTTCCTAAGGGATTGAAACTTGACATCCACCCCGGAAAGAATGTATTATTCAATGGAAGACCTTCGGAGATTATTGAGCGCTTACCTTTTGGACAGCCAGACGTTACTAGCTTAAACACTAGCCAAACAATCATTGGATGGTCTAAGGATACAGCAGGAGTGGCTACAGCAGGAAATCAACCTCCGATGGGTAACCCTGAGTCTGGTAGCTTAATGATTGCTTTGTCCCCTATACTAAAGCGTACCAAGTTAGCCATTAGGGCTTTCAGTGTACAGTTCTTGCAACCGTACATCATGAAGACAGCTTACCGTCTGATGCAGTTCAATCCTGAGGCTTTCCCAGCGATGGACTATACTTTCAGGAGCTTAGGTACTATGTCAATGGGTGAGCGTGAGTTTGAGTCTAGTAAGTTGTCCAGAGTTATGGCTACTCTAGGCCCAACGTCGCCAGTAACCGCGATTCTAGGGGCAGAAATGGTAGCCTTGTCACCTCTACGTAATAGGGCACAAGTAGGTAAACAACTAAAGGATATTGCCGCAGAGCAACAGAAGCAGCAGGCTGAAGACCATAGTGGTGTGATGCTCAAAGAAATCAGCTTACGTAAGATGGCCGCAGAGGCTGGGAAGCTAGAAGCTGAAGCAGTCCGTCAAGTGGCTGAGGCTAAACTAGCGATGGCTGAGGCAGAGCACGTAGAGGATCGGATTCGAGCAGACATCTTTAAGGCTATGGTCACCAACAGTGACTCAGCGACTCCAGATGACATCGAGTTTGAACGTAGGGCTAGAGCTGCTGAGATTGTGATACAAGGGCGTCACGTAGACGAGAAGGCACGAGATCGGGAAGTAAACCAAAGGATTGCTATGGCACAGATGAAAGCTAAGATGGGGATAGCCCCCAGCAATGACAATAGTAATCCAGATGACGAAATTCTTAAAGCAATCCTAAGCAGCATCATGGGTAAAGACTCAACGAACACAACAGGAACTGAAGAATAATATGTTAGAAGCAAAAGCAAACACAGGTCCCGGACTGGACAAGCTGGCTACAGACCTTGTGGCCGGGGAGCATATCCCTTTGAATAAGCTAGTTACAGGTGGCCTTGGTGT